TATCGGACTGCTCTTCAATGTCCTGCCCCGCCCACGCCTGGCCGGTCCGAACGGTGAACTGCGCCGGTTTTCTAATCCGGAGCGAATCACCAATCTGACCACCCTTCGACCCGAAGTCGCCTTCGAGTTTTCGACTACAACACTTAGCAGCATAGAGGTTGTTTTCAAACACATCTAATGCGGCTAATGTGATGTCATCTATTGTGGGTAGATTATTCGCCATCACTTACCTTTATGAAAAATCCTACGCTATACCGTCCGTCGTCCGCCGCGCACTCCGTGACGTTTGCGGAATTGAGCCAGAGTTGCCGACTGACTGTTATAGTTGATAGGGGTAGCGCCCCCACCGACCGGATTCATTGGTGGTGAAGGAGTCGCTACGGGAGTTGATGCAGTTTTAGCAGGCTCTTTAGATCTACCTGCCTCCACATGCGCTTCTAATCGTCCAATCGCCTGGAAATGCGCCTCAAGCGTAGGCGTATTGTATAACTCTTGAATCACCTGGGGATTTTTTCCCAGATAGTATGCCATATCATGGCCGACGGGAGATTCCAACAGAGTTTTAACCAGAGGACGCTGATGCCCGTCGGTCGGCAGCGTTTCATATAAAACATTATATGTCTGGTCAAAATCGGGTCTTTCTTTCCGCACCTCGTCAGCTTTTTTGTCCCACTCACCTTGCAAGTGTTTTAAGTGGGATTCTACATGCGCGGTGCGATCCGCCGTAGCTTTTTGTTTATGCTGCTTTGTAACCTCCTGGCGAGCGTGCCACCGCGCTAAAGCTGCGGTATGGGCTACCGTGGGGTCAACAAAATTACTAAATTGTTCAAGTTTTGGTTCTGTCTGTTCATCGACGACAGGCTGAGTATTTTGGTTAGTAGGCTGAGAATTTTTGGCTGGAGAAGGTGCTGTTTCTAATTGACCAATTCGAGCCATAAGTTGATCCCGTTCTTGGGCCACCTCTTTATTTTTTCTGACTAACGCCTGCACCCGTTTGGCATAACGGCTCCGTTTATCTAACACCTCGCCCGTATCGGGATCGTACACATGCTTGGCCGGATCAAACTCCACCGATGCTGCGACCGGCTCACTCTCCGGATCTTCAGGTTTTGTCTCCACCGTCGGCTCGACAGGTGCTTCTGCCTCAGCCTCCTCAGTAAGACCTTCCCGTTCAGCCTTACGTGCAGCCCGAAATTCGGCTAAGACACTAACTTCCGGCTCAGCGGGTTCTGCCCCCGTCTCTTCCGGGGCAACCGGAGGCGCTTCTGGCGTGGTTTCGACTACTTCTGGCGTGGTTTCTTCTGTTTCAGGAGCCATATATCTCTTTCCCGCACCTCATTGTGGTCGGTGCGACACCATTATCTTCTACGACTGCGCGTGTCTATATCAACATCGCTTGCTATACGTTCTAACCGCTTCTGTACATGTCGCTTATCTTGACGATCTTTAATATCGGAAATCGAGGACCTTCCAGCCGCTATATCTGCTGCCATCGAATCATATTCGTATCGAATATCAGAGTCCCTCATTCCTTTTTTCCAATCGCCTTCAGTCCCCGGTGTGACTGGTTGCGGATCTTTTGTCACCGTTGGCCCTGTTCTTCGTTTTTCTTTAATGCGATCCAGTTCTCTCATAACATAAGAAGTAGGCATTTCAGAAATGAAGGTCTTTATTTTTGTTCCTGTTTTCCTAAGCAGGTCAGCAGGGGAACTCGACTTTGCTTTGTCTTGTTCTAAACGGTTTCTCAATTGCGCTGCTTGTTTCGCATCCCGATCACTAACCGGATATTTGCGTTGTCTTGCGCCACCAGCTTTTTGTATTTTTCTTGCCATAACTAGCCTCTCCTTCGTCCCATGCCTGGAGGACGCATTGGGGGACGCATTGGGGGACCTGGACGATTAGCGACATTCCTGGGTGGTGGAGGCATACCAAACCTACCGGGAGATGGCGGCCTCATGGGTGGTGGAGGCCGATGTCCAGGAGCCATTTGTGGTGGAGGAGGTGGTCCCATTTGTGAAGGAACTGGTGGACCCTCTTGTATGGGTTCGTTGATTATCGGAGGAGGACCAGCCTCTCGCATATTTTTTGCAAATTCTCGCTGACGAATACGTTCGGCCACTTCCTCGGCATACCCCGCCTGAGACGGATCACTTGGAATCCAGTCGTCTTTTTTATAGTCAGGAAAACTAAGCCCTCCCTGAATGTTTCTGGGGTCCCTCATATTTCGATCAGGAACATCACTTGTGGCTAATGTCCGAGGTGATGCCGGTCCAGTGATCGTTTTAATGACCTTCTTTGCCAGCTTGTCATAGTTAATCCGACCTGATGAAGCAGATTCTCCCTTAGAGGATTCTCCATCCACCGGATTATTATTTTGAAAATTCTTTGGATATCCCATGAAGTTCTCCTAATATCGAGGAGTTTTTCCTGTTCCCGGCTTTGGTCGTTTCTTCGGCTTATGTGGCATAGCTCCTCCGTTTACTCGGTTTCCGTGATTTGCCTGCTGTACTCATCGCAATGGCGACCGCCTGTTTCGGTTTATAGCCTTCACCCCGTAATATCCGAATGTTACTACTCACCGCTTTTTTGCCCGAACCTTTTTTTAGAGGCATCGTGTCTCCTAGCGAATCGGAGGACCTGGCGGGGGTCCCATCGGAGGTCCTTCCGGTCCCATTGGGGGTCCCGGTGGAGGCGGTCCTGGAGGTCCTGGAGGTCCTGGAGGCATCATTCCCGGTGGTCCTCCCATGCCCGGCGGTGGTCCTCCCATGCCAGGAGGTCCTCCCATACCAGGCGGTCCTGGAGGCGGTGCCATTCCCTGCGGCGGTCCAGCTTCTCCCTGTGCAGAGACTTCCAGATCGGCTAACTTGAGCAGACGCTTAGTCTCTTGTTCTGCCATGACCTTTGATCCTGCCGCATCAATCTTCATCAATTCTTTAATCAGTTCCATGCGCGTGCGGGTAATATCCGCTTCCGCCTGAATCCGCGCTACCCGTTCTTTCGCCTGATCAGACTCTCTGGTCCGCGACAGATCTTTCTGTGCCTTCACTTCGTCCATCTGAATGACTCCATCCAGCTCCTTGATACGCTGTGTCATCTGCTCAATCATCTGTTGCGCCTGCTGAATCTGCTGCTGGACCTGGGGTGGAATTGGACTCTCTTCCTTTTCCCCCTGTAATTGTGGTGGAAGAGTGGCATCAAGTCGTTTGGCAATTTCCTGGTTCCCTGGACCATCCAGATTCTTGACCGCAATCGGAGCCATCGCTGCCGCCATTTGCGGCGGGAGGACTTTCATCAGATCAAGCTGCCACGCCGCAGCTTCCTGACGGCGCGTCGTATAGCTGGCCCCAACCGTAATCGCCACATCATACCGTCCTGTACCCCACTCATAAATTCGTTCTACACCCTGTTGGCCCTGATACTGCTGCCCCACCTGCACCATCTTGGATTGGGTATCATCCTCCAGACCCGCGAGTCGTAACGCCCGTCCAGGCCGACTATAAATTTTTGGAATCAGATCAAGCAGCACCATGCCCTCAAATAAGAGCGCCTGTCCAAAATTATCATGATAATTCGAGACACCTTCGGCCTGGGCTTCTTTCCGCGCCAGGATTGCCTTGCCACTCTGATCGGCCCCGCGTCGATTCGGGTCCGTCGCGTCATACCATCCCGTCGTGGTCCGCAGATCGGATTTATGCTGGTTAATGGCGACGACGAGGGCCTGAATCTTGTTCGGATCGGTGAATTGCGCGACTTTCGGAGGCGGAAGCGGTCGGCCTTCCGCATCGAACGCCTTACTTAACAAGGCTGGAAACGGAACCCGCGCTGCTTGCTTCCACATCTCTTCCATGCCCTCCATCGCTTCAGCAGCAGCCAGCACTTTGGATTTGGGACTGAGCGCCAACTCATACACCAGCTCGGAGTTCTGATAGTTATACATGCGCTGTGGATCACGCGCTGCCCTTACAATGCCTCGTAAGGTCCGTTTACCTCCCGCCACCAGCGATTCACCCCAGATTGGAATTATCGGAATATAGCGACCAGGCCAGACCCGTCCTTCAGTTTTCTCAGGATTGCCTTCCAGAATTTCCGATCCACTGATTTTTGCCAGACGCACTGTCCGTTTCTGTAATTTCCGGCGCTGAACAATTTCAACCCCTTTCGGAATCATCTTAGCTGGAACGGTAAACTCCTGATTTTCTCGTGTCCGAACCAAGGCCACTTCAGGCCCGTCAGACACCTCCACATAAAAATAATCCACCACCGTTACGGAATCTTCGGGATACCACTCCGGCGTTTCAAGTCCAATAGAATGAAACGCATCAGTCGCCGTGGATGCAGCAGTAGGATACCGTCGCTCAAACTCGGATTTGGGCATATTTTCCGTCACAAAGGCAAAGCGGCACTTTTCTGGCTCGTGCAACGGACAGGCAGGGTCGCGGAAGACGGACATCGGATTCTCAATGGGCTGATATTTGATACTCTGGTCGAACAGCGACTCCGGAGGTCCGGTCGTATCGTCCTCGTTCTCATATTCCGTCACAAGCCGGTAATAGCCGAATCCGATAGCTGCTGCCGACTTAAACGCCTCATCTCGCGCTGTTTTGGCATGACCCTTATTTTCAATATTACGAATTAAGCCCTGAAAGACCTCAGCCGTGTCAATATCCGCGCCTGAATCTATCGGAACTGCGTTAATAGCCGGTTTTGAGGATTTTTGACGTCCAATCAACTGGCGAAACGGCTCCCCAATCTGGTCAATGACCAGCGTCGGGCGATCTTCCCGATCCCGTTCATCCTGCGGGTCCCACTGTTCGAGATTGAGGAAGCGTAAGTCCTTTTCGCCTTCCTCTCGCTGTACCTGTTCTGCCGTATCACAACTCCGCCAACGATCCATCGCCTCGTTGACAAACTTCCGCACTTTTTCTTGAGATTTTGGAGACATACTAACGACTCATCCAGCTTTTTCGCCAACCACCAGTGCCATGGGATCTATTTCGCATAAACGGAATCGACTTGGCAACCGTCGAGGCAGCAAAAGTTAAGGCCAAGGCATCACCATCATCTGGCGAATCAATCCCGCGTCCTTTCATCTGCTCTTTGGACTCCAGAATCACCTGATCTTTGCCATTATGCTTGTACCCGGGTCCGGTCAAATCGTATTCCAGGCGGGACGTTTTATCAATCGCGCCGCGTGCCAACCAGTCCCGACACTTCCCCCACATATAACTTCGCATATTTGCGAACTTTGTCGAAGGACTTTTTGCACCAAACTGCACTTCAATGACATTTTTGTGTCCCAACTGCCGCAATCTATCGACAATCGGGCCGCCAATGCCCGTACCATCCACGAACATCGTGCCAATCCGTTTCCCGTCAAAATCCCGATCCAGCACATCCGCCGCCAATGTCACAAGCCGCATCGAGTCTCTTGTATCAGCCCCCGACAGGCGAATTGGTGCAACACTGCGTGCATCCCCCCCGCAACGAAAGCGAAAGACTGAATGGTCTTCCCCGCCTCGTGCAACATCCAATCCACAGACCAGCGCCTCATCCCGAAGGCTGATAGCCTGACGTCGTTGGGCGGCATAGACCGTTTCACTGCTAATAAACTGCAAATCAGAGGCCGCTGGCGGCAGACCCCGTACCCGCACCCGATAAAAGTCCGAGTCCTCGCCATAATCGTCCGCCCATTCCTGAAGCTGCACCTTATTCGTAAACTTACATTCCCGACTGTCAATCTGCACGCTGTCCCACCGCTTTCGCAGTGATCCGAAGCAAATCCGATGAAAGGCTCCCGTAGACCGCGTAGGGTTCCCAAAGACGAACATCATCGGCTCCCCGTCCGTCAAGCCCCCTTCCGCGACCTCGAAAATCTTGTCCGGCACCGCACTGCTCTCGTCCACGACGTAAAACGACGTCGAATCGGCGGCGTGCTGACCCGAAAACGCTTCGGAGTTCTCTTCCTTGCAGCTTTGGGCGGAACAGAACCAGGAATCCTTGTAATTGGTGTGGTAGATGCGGTCACTGGTGACGGTAAACCAGTCACGGGTGAGGGACATCTTGGTCCAGCGCTGGATCGACGCCCAACTCTTGTCCCGGAGTTGCGTAAAGGTATTGGCGGTAATCGTCCCCTTGGCATGGGGACGGGTGGACATAATCCAGTTGACAATCCACGCGACCATCGTCGATTTCCCAATGCCGTGACCTGAACTGACGCCCATTCGGATGGGTGCCACGGGCATTTCCCCAGTAAACCCGCGTGCTTTGACGGACTGGCCGAGTTTAATCAGAAATTCCCGCTGCCAGACATCCGGCCCATCATAGGGCTGGAGAAAGCCCGGTTCCCGCCACGGATACATCATCTGCACAAAGCGCAACGGGTCGTGATAGCACTTGGCGACTTCTTCAGCCAGCGCTTCCTGGGCGGATTGTTTCATTAGGAGGCTATTTTCGCTTTCATGCGGCAATTTGGCTGAACTTGTCGTATTCTCTCAGCCCCTAAATCATAGTACTCTTGGTCAAGCTCTATGCCGTAAAACACCCGCTGCAATTTTGTTGCGATCACACCAGTCGTGCCACTTCCAAAAAACGGGTCAAAGACGGTATCACCTCGATAGGAAAATAATTTCAGACAGCGATAGGGCAACTTTTCAGGGAATGGCGCTGGATGCCCCACGCGCTTGGCGCTCTCTC